TTAATTACAAGTCCAATTGATAGATTTGCTAAAGCTACTGCTCCAGTCGCACCTACAGGTGAACCACTAGTTCCATTGCAAGGTCGTGGTATGGAAGCATGGGGCGAACGTGTTGGTCGTGGTATTAGAACTAATCCAGGACAAGCATTAGCTGAAGTTGCAATCACAGGCTTAACTGGTATCCCTGTTAAGACTATTTCTCAAGGTGTTTCTGAGTTAGCAGCAAGACGACTAGCAAGTAAGACTGGTTTCAGTCCTGAGTTTCCAAAGGCAGTACAAGCTGCTGAAGGTCGTGCTGGCATTCAAGCTAATATGCCAACTCAACAGGCATTACCTTATACTCCTCAACCAGGACCAGTTAATCCTGCAACATTGTATGGTGGACCTGGTGGGCAAGTTGGTACTAGTCCGAAGGCTGTACAACAAGCAGAACTTGCAACTAAGTATGCACCACAACCAGTAGCTCCAGTAGCTCCTACAGGTACTCCTGCACAAGTAAGTCAGCAAATAGCTGCTCAGAAGTTGACTCAGAATGTCCAGCCAAATATTACTAGAGACCAACTTCTAGCACAAATACGTGCTAGAAATAATCCACAACAAACAGTACAACCTGTAGTTCCTGAAGGTATGCCTCAATTGCCTAGCAACAGATGGACGCCTGAAGAAAGATTACAAGTTGAACGTGAACGTTTGAAACAACAACCACAAACTGAGATGTCCCCTCAAGATGTTACTCAGATGAAGAAAGAAATCAAATCGGTTGAAATGAGTCCACAACAACGTGGTGATATCATCAAGAAATGGGTGGATGGAGAACGTGTGGTTCAAGGTAACACTATTGACGTAAGCAAAGGTGCTTATAATAACAGCAATAGAACTAGAGCACAAGCTGAACGTTTGTTAAAAGCTGGTATTGATGAGATTCCTTCAATTCAAGGAGCAACTGACAGTCAAATTATCGATGCAATGCATGGGTATATTGAAGCTAACAAGCCTGAAATGTTTAAAGCAAAGCGTGGACCAAAAAAAAAGGGACCTGATGTAAGTCAAATGTTAACTGAAGATACTTCAGGACCTAAACACTATTCATCTAAAGAACAATTTGAAAAAGAACGTATGGTTTCAATGTTAAAAGAGATACCTCACGAAGGTTCATACCCTCAAGGAGATAAAATCATACATGTTGAAGCTATTAAATATGGTAATCTACCTAAAGATATCACAAGTACTTGGGAACAGACTAAAATGTTCGCAACAGATAAATCAGGTAAGAGAGTACCAATTGGAAAAGAATGGACTGAAGCTGATCCTGAACCATTGACTTCACAATTGAAAAGAAAACTAAAGAGAGATTAATAATGAACACACTAGAACAACTAACGCAGGTCTTTAATGATAATTTTACTACCTATTTTCGTAGCCATGTTGCCCATGTTAATATTGTGGGGCGTACCTTTCATAGTGACCACGAGTTACTAGGTGGTATCTACGAAGATTTGCAAAGTCAGATTGATACAATTGCTGAACTACTACGTACATTAGATGGCTTCATGCCTAACGAACTAATTGAAGTGGTAAAGAACAGTCACATACCTTCTTTTGCTATCGAAGGTTCAAGCGACACTTTATTGAGTGAAGTAAAAGATGATTTAGAGCATCTAAAAGGTTGTTATGAACAACTAATGGAAATCGCTGAAGAGGAAGAACACGATGAGATTGCAAATTATGCACAAGACCGTATTCTTGCTCTTGCTAAACATGTTTGGATGTTGAAATCAACGTTAGAATAATTTCTTATATGCGTAACTACCACGAACGTCATAGCCGTTTCGTTGATGAAGTTTTAAAAACCCATCTTGGTCTTTACGCATCGTTGTTGAACATACAATAGGGGTATTTGAAAGTTTTGCAAAACCCTCCCAAAGATTAAACATATCTTTGACGAGAGTAATGCGAAGTTTTGTAGGCAACTGTAAGTCTACATGAGCCATTTTGATAGTAACCATTCTATCATCTGACCATGCAGCAACTTCTAATGTTGCCCAAGTATAGGCTAGTAACTTGCCTGTGTCGTCTTTACAGACACTTAATAGTTCAGAAAGAGGAGAATAAAACTGATTCACTACTGCTAGTGTGATATTTCTGCTGTAAACAACAGGTTCGGGTTTGAAGATTGTGTCAATCTCGTTTTGAAAATGGCTCTGAGCCATTTTTACGATGTGTTCAACATCATTACCTGTAGCAGGTGTCCAAGCGTAATTTGTCATTGCATTTCCTTAATAATCTAATGAATAAATATTTATATGGAACAGAAAAGCGTAAAATTGAATAAGAAAACAGGTGAACCACTGAAGAAAGTAGGAGGCGCCCGTCCTGGTGCCGGTAGACCAAAGGGTTCTACTGAGCAAGTTACTATAGGTGGACTGTTAGAATCTATTAAACAGCAATCAAAGGGTAAGAACTATGAAGATATCTTAGTTGAAGACTTTTTGAAAGCAAGACAAACAGGAGACAGTCAACTAACAGTAAAATATCACAATTTGATATTGAACAAAGTTATGAACAGTTTGGCTAAGATTGAAGTTACTGATTCACAAGATGCAGTTGAAGCAAAACAACAAGCATTCTCAGAAGCATTAGCCAAACTGACAGGTTTGAAGAAAGACTAAATACGTTATGCCGTTAATCAAATCAACAAGTAAAAAGGCATTCTCAAAGAATGTCAAAAAAGAAATTGCTGCAGGAAAGCCCCCTAAGCAAGCCGTTGCAATCGCATATGCAACAAAAAGACAAGCGGCTAAAAACTCAACTAAAAGGAAATTAAAATGAGTGATTTAAGTTATATGGGTGGCAAGGGCTATTCACGTGGTAAAACAGGTGAGTGTGTCAACGAGTACACCAAAAAAGCAAATGACGGCGCCTTAATCAATAAAGGTCGTGGACCAACAGTTGGTAACAAGTCTGACAAAGATGCTACATATCCAAAAGCAGATCCAGTAAAGAAGTTCGTGCCAGGTAAAGATATGTTCGGTGGCTATCCACAAGTTCGTAATCCAGGTGGTACTAAAGAGTTCCCAAAACGCGGTCAAACATCTTTTGACTTTAAGCGTGGTCCAACGAAAGGTAATCAATAATGAGTAATCCACAAGCAAAACCTATCAATCAAAAACGTGGTCCTACAACTGGTAACAGTGGTACACCAAGTAAGCGTAATGAGTTTATGTCTGAGAAAGCTAAAGTAAATTCTGAACGTGCAACTATTGCAAACATGATTACTGACGCTTTAGCTAATCGTGGTCGCACTCAGTTCGGCGGTCGCACTAACCCAGGTTTAGAAGGTTTACATTCTAACACTGGTCCAAAGCGTAACCCAACTGCCAGCAAAAAGTAAAGCATAAATACTTTTTGTAAATTGATGTTATTCTTAGTCAAGGACAATAAGGGTATTGTCCCTCTGACTAAGTTTTAAACTATAGTAAGGAAACGAAATGAAAAAATCAAAAGCACAACCATCACAAGAAAACATCTGGGATACTCCCGTCGAAGATGTGTTAGATAAAGTAACTGAAACTTTCACTGAGAAAGCTGAAGAAGTTATTGAGAAAACAAAAACCAAAGCAAAACCACCACAATCATTAAACTCTATTCAATTTGACTTAGAAGGTTTGATGACTGACTTCCCAACAGCAAAAGAACTTGAGCGTTTCGTGTTTGATGAAACTGGTATTGTATTGAACTTAAAAGGTCGTGCAAACAAACTCAAGTATCAAGTTGCTATGGATGTACTAAATGGTGAAGATGTTGATCCAGTATTCTTGGGCGAATCTAATCCATACATCGATAAAACAGAAATGGTTCCAACAGAAGAATTGAAACCAGCCCCAGAACGTGATAAATCATTACCATCTCGTGACCGTGTACAAAACAGTTTCTTTACACCTTTCATTCCTCATCCAGATGATGAGATGAGAGCGCAAGATAAGAAAGTTCACATGGTATTTCGTAAGTATGACAATGGAATGATTAGTTATGAAATTCAAGGTCCATTGGCTCAACGCCCCTTTGGTGAAAAAGTTAACAAGTATGGTAAAGTTGTACCTGAAATTATCAAGTGGATTGATCCACGTACAGGCGAACAAGTTGTTATGCGTGAAGACGGTACATTGACTCCTCAAGGTAAACGTTTACGTGCATTGATGCAAACTAAGAAAGTTAACAATACAACACAATGGGATGTATGGATTGATAGAGATTTCTTATCAGTTGACGACAGTGTATTGAACAACGTTTGGGACATCAAGTAATGACTGAACGTAAATTACCATTAAAAACTGATGGTGAACCACGCACATTGGAAATCAATCGTGCAGTTAGAATGAAAGAAGAAAAGATGGTACAAGATACTATCATTCTTCAAAAAGTTAACAAAGTTCATCGTGAGGCTTTCAAAGAAAAGTTTCCTGGACAAGTTGAACATTGTATGCGTTTAACTGCTGAACGGTTGCAAGCAATTTTAACTAAGAAACCATCTGACTTGGCTAACCCTGAAACATGGGATTGCACAGCAAGTGAGATTCACGATTTGGCTCATGGTTTATACTATTTGTCAATTATCAATCAACATCATCCTGTAGAGGACAAGTAATGATAGGGCAAGAGACTCTAATTGCTAGAGCCTTGCGTTATGTTGTTGATGAAAACAACTTAACTATTGATAGTTTAAAAACGATTCCAGGTCCATTGAAGAATCAACTTCAGGACTTGGCATTGACTGTGGCTGAAGATATGAAGTTTAATCAACTAAAGTATTTTCGCCCATTTGAACATCAGTTAAAGTTTTTTAAAACAGGCAACAGTGAACGTAGAGGTATTCTAGCTGCAAACCGTATTGGTAAAACAGTTTCAACTTGTTTTGAAACTGCAATGCATTTGACTGGTCAGTATCCTGACTGGTGGGAAGGACACAGATTTGAAAAAGCTATTACTTGCATGGTCGCTGGTGAAGGATGGAGCCAAGTTGCTTTGGTACTCCAGCAAGAATTACTTGGAACCCAAGATATTAAAATTACTGAAAATCTTGGTACAGGTGCCATTCCAAGAAACAATATTGTTGTCAATACTATGCGTAACGACGGTGCTAATTGCATCGGAGTTGAAATTAGACATAGATCCGGGTCTAATAGTTATTTGTTGTTTGCTAACTACACTCAAGAAGTAAGACAGTTACAGGGTTTTAAGTTGAACTTGGCTGTATTTGACGAACAACCACCAGATGACTTCTTTTCAGAAATTGTTACTCGTACTGCTACAACGCAAGGTAAAGTATTGTGTTCATTTACTCCATTAAAAGGATTGAACGGTCTAGTATCTAAGTTTTGGAATAAAGAAGAAGGTTATGAGTTTGTAAGAGTTGCTTGGGACGATGTACCTGAATATGATCCATGGGGTCAACCATTCTTACTAATGTCAACTCGTAGACAGTTAGAAAAAGATTACTTACCACATGAGCGTGAAGCACGTATTGCTGGTAAACCTGTTATGGGTAAGGGCGCGGTGTTTCAATTGCGTAACTGGCCCACATATAAGACAGGTGAAATCGACTTTAGTAAATTCCCCAATATTCAAAGAGTTATTGCACTTGACTTGGGTCTAGTAAATGACAAAACAGTTATAAGTTTAATGTATTATGATCCAAGTGAACGTACGGCTTATCTCCATAAGCAAATTGTTGTGCAGGGTACAGAAGAAGCTATTCCAACACAGTACATCAGCCACCTCCTCAGACCTGAAGTCTTTGGAACTCCTATTGTCTTACCAGCGGACGCTAATACAGCTGGACGTTATACGATGTCATCCTCAAGCATTAGAGAGTTGTTTGAAAGTTATGAACTTAATGTCTATGAAAAAGCGATAATGAACCCACCTGATAGTCAAGGTAGAACAACTAATCATAAAGCATATGGTATCAACCAAATGCGTCAAATGCTTGAAGTTGGATCATTAATGGTTAATGAAAACTGTACTCAGTTCCTGTCAGAAGCACAAAACTACTTTGTAGACGAAAAAGGTCGCTTTAGTGATCCTGACGATTGTATTGACTCTGCTAGATATGCACTATTAGCATGTTTACAGGGAATTTGTGAGCCATGGGACAATAGAACTCCTGCAGAAAGAATGAGAGCCCAGCGAGACAGATATATACAAAGAGATTATTCAAATAAAGCAGCTTGGAAAAAAGCGTATAATCCAAATGAATAGAAAGAAATAGAAATGTTACAACAATTAGGAATGAGTGGATTGAATAGTTTGTTGGGCAATCATAGTTATAACAACTATGGATATAGCTCACAAGGATTACATCAACAAGGTATGGGCAATGCTCAATATAATAGTTTGTTGGCTCAACAGCAACAAGCATTTAATCATGCGTATAACCAATCAGTGTCACCTCCGGCTAAATGGATGTTTGATGGTAAAGTTTGTGACGTAAGAACTATGGCAGACGAAATATGGACTGAAGACTGTCCAGAAAAAACATTCTTTATATTAAAATATGAATAATTTGTTTATATGTTCAATTGAACAAAACACAATGATATTGTGTGAGAATCATAGCAAGCCATTTGAAATGGCTGCTATTGCAGCAGGTACTCCTCATACTATCTATGAACTAGATGACGAGGAAGCAGAACATTTAAAGTGCATGGCTTGTGATTTACATGATGAATTATCAAGACCACGCATTATTTTGCCAAACTAAGGAGTAAAAAATGGGAAAAGGCAGTAAAAGACGAAATGAAGACACTCAAAAAGTTAACGACAACTGGGACCTCATCTTTGGAAAGAAAGAGAAGAAGTCTGAAACGACTGAAACTACTATCAAAATTGAAGAAAAAGAGCCTGAAACAGAAGAATCTACCAAGACTAAATAATAGATTACAAGGGCTTTAAAACATGCTTGATATTAAAAACGTACCAGTTGACAAAATTAATCAAAACAAAAAGATTAACGAACGATTCGTCAGACTGAAAAATTTAATGGACGTTAAAATGGCGTCCTACTTACGCTATCTAGGAACAAAGAATGCTGTTAACCGTGCTAGTGATTACCACTATCTTTGCCTTGCTGTCACAGATTCAACTGCACCAGTTAATGGCATTGACTATATTCATCCCTCAGTTAAACCAGTTGTTGACTATGCTACTAGTGTTATTGCGAAGGGCTTGATGCCCAATGGAGAAATCAACTTTGAATTCGTAGCAGACACAGAAGATGACGAAACAGCAGCTAGACAAGCTACTGATATGGTTTCAAAAGTTGTCAACCAAATGAATGATCCACACTTTATCTTAGAAAGATGGATTATGGATGCTAACTTGCACAAGAACGGCATGATGATGATTAAGCCAGTTCGTGAACCTATTACTCGTTATGTTGAAACTCAAGGTACACAAGAGCAGTTGAAAGCGTTTGAACTTCAAGCTGAAGAAGCAGGTTTAACAGTTTTAAAGCAATCTAAGCGCAGAGTTAAAGTTGAAATTGAACGTGTATGGTCTGAGTTGAAGGGAGCAAATAAAGACTTCCAACAACAAATCGCTGAAAACATGGTCAATGAATTCATTGGACGTTTGGGTGATACTAATCCTGATGAAATGAATTCAGTTATGGAAGAGACTACAAGTGGTCTAGACCAACAACTATTAGATGGTGAACAATCTATGTTGGCTGATTCAATTAGTCGCAATTCAATCTACTCAGCAAAGTATAAGTTGACCGGGTATGGCATAAACATTAAGTTCCACCCTATTGCTCAACATTACTGGATCTGTGACCCAACAGTGCCTGAGATGAAGGATCAACCATTCTGTGGTTATTATGATCCAATGACAATCCAAGAAGCAATGGATTTGTATCCAGGTATCAAATTAGAAGAATTTGAAGAACTAGCAGAATATAACATGAACGGTGCTTATCAAGCAGGTTCAGTGTTAAACAACTTGGCAATTCACGCCAGAGACTCAGTTCCTGTCATGGGTGTACCAGTTAGTTCAGCATCAAGTGCTGACCCAGATTCCCGCCAAGTTTCTGTGGTAACTGTGTGGAACAAATATGACATTGACGGAGATGGTGAACTTGAACTTGTTGAGATTATCTATTCTGGTTCTTACATTATTAGTGCTAGGGAAGTTGAATTCATCCCAGTTGCTAACATGTGTCCAAAGCCATTGCCAGGAAACTTCTATGGCATGTCAATTGCAGAATCAGTTATTCCAATGCAAGAATACAACACTTCAGCAGCACGTGCTGAGATACAATTGGGATTATTGACTGCTACTCCACGTATTGGTGTCAAGCCAGACAGAGTTGACTTTGAAATGATGCAAGATGGCGAAGCTGCTATTTTCATCTTAGATTCAAAGTTTGATCCAGCAAAAGACGTATATCAAATGCCACCTCCTGCAGGTAACTTGCAGTTCTTAGAAACAGCTATGAATCGTATCCAACAAGATACAATGGCTATGGTTGGTATGACTACACCACAAGATGTATTCAACCCAGAAGTTATGAGTGCTGGCAACAGTGGTGTTAAACTACAATTAGCATTAACTCCTAACCAAATCATTCAAGACAACACAGTTAGAAACAGTGCCGAAGGCTTGCGTGAGGCAATATGGTTAGTATGGCGCACATTGATTCAATATGGTGATGATTATGGAGTTAAGAAACTAGCTCAGTTATATCACCCAGATGGTAAGCCTGTATTCATGGATTATCAAAGTTGGGACGACATGAACTTCTGCGACAGAAAGAATATTCACTTAGAACTAGCTATTGGTATGCAAAGTGAAGAAAACGCATTAGGTCGTTTACAAATCATTCAAAAGTGCCAAACAGATTTATATACAACTGTTCAAGGTATGGCACAAAGTGGTACATTAACTCCTGATGTATTCAAGAAAGTTAAGAAGCCATTTGCAGATACATTGTATGTTCTAGGTGTAAAAGATTGCGACACATACTTGCCAAGTGATGATGAAGTCATGCAAATGATTGAACAAGGTAAGCAAGCAATGGCTAATAAGCAACCTTCTCCTGCTGAGAAGAAAGACTTGAGCCAAGCACAATTGAACGATGTTAAAGCACAACAAATCATGGGTGAGTTTGCAGGTCAAGATGCCGAAACTCAACTTGACTATATGGCTTTAGCTCAAGGAAAACCAAAAGTCTACAGTTAATACTGGACTAAATAAAAGATGATTAACGAGAATAGCATAGACCATTATAACACAAGGCTCACGTTTGACTACGCACAAATGAAGAATCTAACTCCTCAACAAAAGGACAAGATTCGTAATTATGGTAGTCAAGCAGAGAATTTGATGAAGAATAAGGACTTAGCCATGTTCATTCATCATTTTAAGTTTGAAGTAGCGGACCAACTAGCCGGAATCCGCGGTCATACTCCTGAAGATAATTTACAAAGAATTGCATTGAGTAACGAATTAACAGGAATTGATAATTTTGTAAACAGTTTGAAAAGAAGTGTTTACTTGAAAAGTAAAGTTGGTAACTCTGACGTAGAGCCCGGCAATATATAAAAGGAAAATTAAATGACAGATAACAGTCCTAACACCAATCAAGGTGCGGTCACTGAGAACAACGCAGTTGCGAGTTTAGACTCAATAGCTGCCAAAATGACCGCAATGCGTGAACAAACCTTGCGTAATCAAATTGGTGCTACTAACCCAGCTGAGACAGGTAGTGAAGAAGTGGCAACTGATTCAAGCCCTGTGGCACCAGAAGATGCTGTGCCAGAAATTGATGTTCACGAAGACGAACATATTGAAGATGCCGATTTGGAAGCCGAAGCCCCTCAAGAAGAGGTAAGCGAGGATAGTACAGATTCAACAAATGAAGAATTAATTGATTTCATTGAATTCGCAGAAACAAATCCGAACGCTAAGTTCAAGTTCATGCGTAATGGTAAAGAAATCGTTATTGACGCAAAAAAGGCAGCAGCAATATTAGGTCAAGGAGCAGCAATTAGTGAGGATGCTAGACAACTCAAAATTGAACGTGCAGAATTTGATGAGTACATCAAAGAGAACCGTGCAAAACAAGAAGGTCTAACTCTTGCAATGGAATTTACAGTCCAGCCAAAGTTGCGTCAAGCGTATGATGAGATTTTGAAGGTACAACAGTATCAAACAACATTTCAACAGCAATTGGCACAAACTAGTGATCCAGCACAAATTGCTAGGATTCAAGCTAGTATGCAACAGAATGAGGCATATATTCGTCAACAACAGGCAACAATCGGTGAATTGAAACCTGCGGTAGATGAGTTTAGAAAAGTTCGCCAACAACAAGTTAATGAACGTCTAGAATATCATCGTAAAAACTTTGAAGACAAAGAGTTGAAAAACGAATATGTTTTCAATGAGATTCGTGGTAAACTAGAAAAACTATGGCCTCAAGCTAAGGAAGAAGTAATTCCAGGTGTAAAGAATCTTGACTTAATTACTAGTGACGAAAAGTTGCTAAGTTTGTTAAGAGATGGATTGAAATATAGAGATAAACCTGTAAGTAAGCAAAGTGGTTCAAGTATGGCAGCATTGACTAGCCGTAAAGGAAGTACAACATCAGGACGTGGTTCAGGTGATGAAATTAGCAAACTCCGAGAACAAGCCAAGACGGGCGATAAAAAAGCCCAAGACAATCTCTTGATTGCTCGTATGAAGCAAATCAGAGGTGGTAGATAATCAATAGTTATAAATAACTATAGCCAAATACATTATATAAGGAGAATATTATGGCAGAAATTACAACCAGTCAAATTGGTAACGGTACTACAGCTTATGGTTCAGACATCGTTGTTAAAGACCTAGACCTAGACGTTTCTAATCGTGTTAAGGACGATACCCCTGTTTTAAACATGGCTATGTCTAAAAAGCGTAAAGTTAACTCAACTTTACCATTGTGGAGTGACGACATTTACCGTCTACCTGCAGTTCAAGCTCAAGTAGAAGGTGCAACTGTTGCTACTTCTCAAGCTGAAAGTAACTCACGTTACAACTTGGGTAACTATACTCAAATCTTCTCAACAGTTATCGCATGTTCTGGTACAGCTCGTGCCGTTATGCAAGCTGGTGGTGATCCTCAAGCATACCAAGAAGTCAAGCAATTGATTGAATTGATGTTTGACGTTGAATCACAATTGGTTCGTGCTGACCAAATCGGTACTAAGTATGCAGGTCAATCTGGTACTGCATCAGGTCTACCTTCTGGTCAAACTGGTCGTCGTATGGGTTCGTTGTCTGCTTTCGCAGGTACACACTCATTCAACGCAACTTCAGGCTCTTTGACAGGTGTTAACACTTGGACTAACAACGAAGATACAGACAGTGCTTCAGAAGCTACTAACGCTTTGACTATCGCTGCTAACGGTTCTCAGTTCTACACTGGTACATTTACTAACCAATTGTTCAGTCCAGCATTGTACAAGCAGTTGGTAACTGTTGCTGAACAACGTTACAACGCTAAGATTCGTTCTATTGTTGCACCAACTTCACTACGTACTTCTATCAGTGATAACATCACTCAATCAAGAGGTATTAACCGTGTTAATTCAGAGCGTGGTGATACAATCGCTACTTACGAAGGTGACTTCAACTACACATACGAAATCTATGATTCATGGATCATGGACCAGTCTGGTGTAAGTGACCAAATCTACTTCTTGAACGAAGATGTAATCCAATGGGGTTCATTACGTGATTTGGGACCAAACAACGAAGTATTCTCGAATGCTGACGCTAGTTTGGATCAGTTCATCATGGAAGGTACATTGATTGTACGTAACCCAGCTGGCGTTGCTGTATTGCACAACGTTGAAGCAGGTACAAGTTCAAGTCTACCAGGTGCACGTCCAAGTGTATTGGTATCTCGTACAAACACTGGTGCTGGTTCTACATACTAATCGTAAAGAAGGTTATTATGAGACTGAAAAGGGGCTTTTAGCCCCTTTTCCATTGACTAAATACATGTATGAATACACCAGAATTTTTAGACAATAACGATCCAGAAAAGAACTTTAACTTCTATCGCCAAGATAATGGTGGTATGGTTACAGAAGAAAACGGAGTCGCAGATAGATTATTAAAGAACAATGACCTGTATAGAAGCATGAAAGGTGATTGGTCTAGAACTAGTATGAATAAAGGTAATAACATCAAAGTTACTACAGGTAGACAAGATGGTAAATTCTTTATTACTAGAGAGCAAACAAATACTGAAGCAATTAAAGAACATTGCAGACTATATAGAGAAGCAGCAGAAATGGGAATCCCAGACCCACTAGCTCCAATCGGTGATGATGGCAAACTTCAGTATAAATGGATGGAATTGCCAATGGTCATATCGATTAGAATTAGTGACCAATATTTTGGTGGAATGCCCTGGCAAGCAATCAAACAAGATAGAACATTAAAAGCTCAGTTTTATCGTGTAGTACAACAAGAATACCCTCAGTATATCTGCTATCCAGGTGGCAAGTTACCAATCCCAGTAGCAGTTACATATCCAACAAGAACAGGTTAATAAAGGAAACTTATGTTTACAATACCAACAGCAAATGCCTTAGTGGAATTCATTCAAGATTTCACTGGTTCAACAAATACAGAAGAAATCAAGAAATGCATCTTTATGGCAGAGATGTCGATGCGTAACATTGAATTACCAGCACTTAGATGTGATCCATACAGTCCAGAAAACATTGGCGTAATTGACGAAAACGGTCGATTACCAATTCCTGGTGACATGAACAAACCGATCTTGTTCTTTAAACAGGGTCAGCAATATCTAACTACTGCATATTGTACAGGTAATATTGGTGAGAATACAATCGTGTTGAACACTAACCCAAATCAAAATTTAACTGTTGGTATGATTGTTACTGGTACAGGCATCAGCACTGGAGCAACTATTGTAGCGTTTCCATCAAGTGGTATTGTTCAATTAAGTGCAAATAATACAGGTCCAGTTGATGGTACAGTTACATTTAAAACAACAAGTGGCGGTAATGCAAGTCAGCAAACAGGTCCTTGGATTGTTTACGATAGAATTGGTGACAGAGACATTATCACTCAGGGCATGATTGCTCAGTTGTATTTGCAACCAGTTAACGTACCAGCAGTTATTCGCGGTAAGTTCTCAGAAGTTGGCTTCTATTACGAATTCTTACCATATGCTGCTGAAGGCGACTTGATTAACATGTATTACTATAAGGCTTGGCCCTTGTTGTTCAGTCCAGCAGATAATCAATTAGTTGATGTACTAGCAACAGTTTCTAGTTCAACAGGTACAACTGCTACACTAACTGTAAATGACACCAGTTCATTTGACGTAGGTGATACAATTTCAAGTACAGCAGGCACAGGTTCATTTGGCACTGGTACTTGCACAATAGTTTCGGTCGATTCTAGTACAACAATTACATTCAGTGGTACTGGTATTACTGATGGTACTGTAACAGATGTATACATCACAAACATTACAGTTGAGTCAAACGCAGTTTTAGCAACATGGCCTGAAGGTTATGTTTATGGTGCTTTGCGTGAATACTACATTAAACGTCACAACAAAGAAGACGCAGCAGTGTATGAAGGTAAATTCAACCAAGCAGTTGCCACAGTTGAAGACCAAAACAATTTAGGTAAGTGGTCAGGTGGACATACACGTTTGACTTCAGTTTGGCAACCAAGACAATATCGCCAATATAACATCAAATAAGGATAAATGATGGCAAATAATTCAACATCTTTATATACAACTGGGTCTAATGCTAACGTTGCTTCAAAAAACTTTACAACATTATACTCAAACCAAAGTTCAATCAACACATCAAAGAATTATGGCAATGCTAACGTTGCTCAGTTTTTATTAACAGGAGATGATGGTGCAAACGTTATTGCTGGCATTACAGATAAAGGATATTTGATTGTTGAAGGTAAGTCAACATTAGGTCCAGTATCTAACGTTGCTATTACTGGTGGTAGTTCTGGTTATGTTCTAGTAACTGACGGAACTGGTAACTTGTCATTCGTTGATCCAACTACTGTTATCAGTGGTTCTGTGCCATACATTCATTTTGATGTAACAACTAATGGTAATGGACAACAATTTACAACTGGAAACTTGAGTGTTTACGAAAGTAATAGTTATATCAGCCTGTTTAAAAACGGCGTTAACATTGAACCAACACAATTTGTTAAGATTGATGCTACTACTATTCAAGTTAACATTCCATTAACTACTGGTGATACAATCGACATCTTATCATCTACTTCTGGTGGTGCTGCAACTCCTGCAGGCGTGCCCGGAGCAGTTCAGTTTAATGATGGTTTACAAGTTAGTGGATCAAGTGACTTTACATTTGATACAGCTTCAAATACTGTAAACGCTACTAACTTAGGTGTTACCGGTAATGTTACTTTCACTGACGTATCTAATGTTACAATTACAGGTGGTACAAGTGGGCAATTCTTACAAACTGATGGTTTAGGTAACTTAACATGGGCAACATTATCAGTTGTTCCTAACTATGCAAACTTTGCTGGTACTGCGTTCTCAGTTGATGGCCCAAACGTTGTTGGCACTGTAGCAAATGCAACTTATGCTGTATCTGCGAATAGTGCAAGTTTTGCAACTGTTGCAGCAAATGCAAACAGTGTTGAAGTTGCAAACGTAGTTGGTATTGGTAACATTGCTACAGTTAACAAAAACGGTAACACATTACAAGTATTATATGGTGATGGTACATGGGGTCCTGTAACTGCAAACGTAAGTGCAAACTATGCATCATATGCAGGTACTATTGTTAATAATGCGCAACCTAACATCACATCAACTGGTACATTAACTAGTTTAACTGTTTCAGGTAACGTAACTGCTAACAACTTTGTAGGTAATGCAACATATGCAACTAGTGCAGGTTCTGCTACAAGTTCAGTTACGGCTGTTTCAGCAACTACTGCAGGTACAGTTACAACAAGTAGTCAACCAAACGTTACTAGCTTAGGTACTTTAACTGAATTGTCAGTTACTGGTATGACTTCAATCCAAGAAGCAAAAGAGAAGTTTGTACCAAATGGTACAGGTGCTACTGGTACAGTTCAATTTGATGTACTAACCAGTGCTATCATCTTGCAAACAACCAATGCTACTGCTAACTTTACATTGAACATTAGAGGTAATAGTTCAACTACATTTAACTCTATTGCAAGTGCAAATGAAAGTACAAGCGTAACATATATCAATAAAAATGGTGCAACAGCATACTATGCCAACGTTATTCAAATTGATGGTACTACTGTAACTCCTGTTTGGGTAGGCGGTAATGCAATTAGTTCTGGAACTGTGTCTGGATATGATGTATACAACTTTAACATCTTAAAGACTGCAACTAACACATACGTTGTGTTTGCTGCTGCAGGGAGCTATAAGTAATGCCATTAATGAATAGCACAGGTGCTTTTAAGCAACAAAAGAACTTTGTTACCACTGTGCCTATCATTGGGCAACAGTGGATAGCTCAGTTTACTACAAGTGCAACAACCGTAGTATATTGTCAACCTGTAGCCAGCGGCGACACATATATCTTATGGGATAATAAAGTAATCAAACTTAACAGTGACGGTAACAAAACCTTTGCCAACCAATATAGTGTATATGTAAGTCCATTTTGCTCTTGCTATGATTCAAGCAACAACTTGTTTGTGGGCGGACAAATCGACGGTTGGGCGGGCGTCATCAAATATGATAGTTCTGGAAATATAGTTTGGCAGAAACAGTTTGGAAGTGTGTACAGTGTTATTAGTGTACAGCCAGGTTCAAGCGGCGATGTGTTAGTAATGACTGGTGACATTAGTCCAGTAAATGGGTTCTTTGGTCCATACGTAATGTGGAGAATCAACTCTAGTGGTACTGTTATTAACCAACGTAAACTGTTAAAAACATCGACAACTAGTTTGACTAGTATGTACGTTGATACTACCAATAGTAAGTTATATGTGACTGGTACTGACTTTACTACTCCAAGTAGAGGTCAGATTATCACAGGTACTTATGGATTAACTAACAATGATGCTGCATCACAAATGGTTATTCAAAGTTCTGCTACGGACAATTACTTAACTGCTGCAACTCCATATATTGAGCAAACTATCGTTAGTGATTCAACATATCTGTATCAAATTGGATATAGAGTAATATCTGGCACAACTCGTAGTGTTTACATGAAAATAAATAGTAGTACAGGTGCAATTTCTTATAGCAATTCTATTGTAATAGGTGGCGTTAGTTGTACTATTAATGGTATTACATCTGACAATGCAAATTATATATTTGTATATGGTAACATTAGCTCCAGCGATACTGGCAATGGTTTTGTCAGTAAAATTAGAATGAGTGATGGTGTCATTATTTGGACTAAGAGATTGGGCGGCGGAAATCAGTATATTTGGAATATGCAATATAATGGTGGTTTCTTGTATATTACAACAGAAAATGTTACAGGTGGATATAAAGGTGCATGTATTAAATTAAATAGTGATGGAAGTTTACCTGATGGCACATATGCAACAAGTTGGGTTTTTGCAACAGTTTCAGCAACTACAACAAGTTACAACGCAGGATCAACTGGAACTACAACAGGGTCCTCATCAACTACTGCATATAGTTCTGCTGCCGCAGCAAACTCTGTAACAACTGCTTCAGTGACAGTAACTACAACAAACATACCTTAAGGATAAAAAATGACAACAAGAGGACAAATTAACAGTAATTTCTATCAAATCGTTGATGTAGACGTTGATGGAAATCCAACTCAGGTTAAACCTGAGTACGTCCCATCAGTAGACCATGCAAACACTGCTAACTATGCAAACTTTGCTGGTAATGCTTTTTCAGTTACTGGTTCAAATGTAGTTGGAGCAGTAGCTAATGCAACATATGCCACAAACGCAGGACATGCAACAGTTTCAGATTCAGCAAACTCAGTAAGTTTGGCTAACGTAGTTGGTGCAGGTAACATTGCATCAATCAACTTAAATGGCAACAGCCAACAAGTGTTAAGTGGTATCGGTACTTGGGTTGAACAAACTGGTGGAGGTGGTACACCTGGCGGCAGTAACACACAAGTTCAATATAACAATGGTACTGGTTTTGCAGGTTCTGCCAATCTAACATTTGATGTTACAACAGGTATTTTAACAGCGAGTAAAATTAGTGGCAATGGTTCATTATTAACTAGTTT